AATGTGTGCGGCTGATGCGCCGAATAGTGAATGCGCGCTCATAGTACTTGCGTCCCGGCTCTGAACGAGTTTGCCATGCGCTTAACCAGATCATCTAATGCTCGGTTCTTTGGGTCTAGTATTTCGTCAATGTATGATAGCCCCCAGTTTTCCACAACCGATAAGTCCAATAGGTTGTGGTGTATATGCACCCGTGCGCCCGGGAGCTTGCTGCCGTCCTTGGCTACGAAATACCCATACGTTGCATCGAAACTATAACAGCTTGGGAACGCGTGTTTACTACCCACCCCCAAGCGTTTAACGAGTCGAGGCGCGTATTGAGCAGTCATCTCTAGGTTCTTCTCTAGCCCAACAATCTTACTAAGTTTCTCTTTTCTGTGATCAATTACTTCCATTATTTTAAAACCTCCTTAATCCTTCTCTTTTTAAAAAACATTGATCTCATTATAACATGGTCGATGCTATCCTTAACAACCAATACTTGCGCTGTTACTTTATTGTTCTGACCAATGCGGTGGCAGCGGTCAACTGCTTGGTCCATCTCTCCGGGCACCCAACTGTTCTCTACAAACACTACATGACTGGCTGCGGTTAGGGTAAGCCCAGTGCCGGCTGCTTGTATCTGGCCGATAAAGACTTTGGTGTCTGCGTCTTTTTGAAACCGATCGACGTAGCGTTGGCGATCAGTTGAAGCCGTACCGCCATAGACTAGCACCGCACCGTCGTCTTTAAACGCTTCGTACAGCCCCTCACATACTGCCTTGTGGTACGCAAACACCACAACCTTTTCAACGCCACTCGCCATTACATCTTTAATGTAGCTGATGCTCTGGGGTAGCTTAGCTTCTCCAAGCTCTCGACGGATAGTAGCCATCTCGCCAATAAGGTTGGCGTCCGGCTTCTCTAAAATCCTATTCACGTCGAACAATCCTTCCTGCTTGACTATCTTTTTAGTGTCCTTGGTTTGCTCCATGGGAATAATCTGCATCGTCTTGCTTGGTAGATCGGTAAGCACATCGGCCTTTAGTCGCCGCAACATCACTGTGCGTTTGAGGCGGTAGTTTAACTCGTCGGTACAACTGGCTCCCTTAACATCAAAACCAAATGGGCCTTCTTTACCGTTACAAAACTTATACCCGTACTTTTTATAATTGTCATACGGTTCCACAGCTTCTCGTTTTAAAAACCGAAGTATGCTATAAAGCTCGATAGGCCGGTTAAGCATTGGGGTACCAGTAAGCATCAGTCGCCGATCAGCGTTAGCCCCCAGTAGAAACGAAGCCTTGGCCCGCTTGGACGTGGGGTTCTTGAGATAATGCGCTTCATCATAGATCACCATATCGGGGGCCCATGCGCGTAACTGCTCATAGATATACCGTTTAGACACCAGATCGTAGTTAGCAATGACGACGTTGCATGGCTGTATGATTCTGGACTCACCGTTAATCTGAACCGGAGTTAATGGGTGTTCGTCCTCTGGGTTAAATTGTACCGGGTCATAAGGCGGGATCTCCCAATTGCTGGGTGGGGCAATTGTCGATTTACCGTTTTTTACTACTTGGGTGAGTAGGTTATCCGACCATTGGTCAAATTGTTCCTGCCACATATACTTTAGCGATGCCGGACACAATACTAAAATGCGTCGAGCGTCTATGTACCGCAAGGCCTCAATGGTTTGTACCGTTTTTCCTAGCCCTTGCTCGTCGGCTAACAATAGATTTTTATTAGCCACAATCGTTCGGATGCCTTCCTTCTGGTAGTCGTACAGAAAATCCGGGAGGGTGAGTCGAGCTGGTGGCTTAATTAGTTTATCTTTGAACATGGCAGTCCCTATACCTGAAAGCTCTGCGGCTCTCATGGCTAATGCCCAGTCTTTAGTTTTCCAAGCTGTGTTTCCAGCCGACCACTTCATCCGGCATTGTTTCGGTATGTCTTTCTCCTCGCGACTGCAAGCATAAAAATACTCTTGCGTTAACGGATCATAAGTTAAAGTTGGCTTAATCATCGTCGAACTCACCTTTTAATTCCTTACTTGCCCACCGCAACGCCCGAACATCCTGCTTAACCGCCGCCATGACGAGGTTGCGATCAGCCTGCAACCTCTTACTTGTGTACGCCAAGGCGAGCCCGTTCGTTTTCACGGCTTCAAGCATAAAATCACGATCAACCCTCAGCTCAGTACTCGCATACTCCAACGCACTTACTTGCCGCTTCATCGCGTCAAGCATAAACTCACGATCAGCCAGCAGGTCTCCACTCGCATACGCCAACGCACTTACTTGCCGCTCCATCGCTTCAAGGATAAACTCACGATCAGCCAGCAAGTCATCACCCGCATAAACCAACCCAATTGTGTTAAACTTTAGGCTCGACAGTATTTTCTCTTTCGTACTCTTTTTATTAATCATTTTTTACCTCCTGCGCAATCTTTACACTTAGCCCAACATTCCGCTATTTCAATTCGCGCTCTCTCACTAACAAACCGCCACGCGTGGATACTCTGCGTCACCGCTGCCCTAACCACATCTATATCATTCCTCAATTCCTCACTCGCATATTTCAACGCACTCCCCCGCTGCTCCACCGCTGCCAGTACAACATCCCGATCGCCTTGCAATTCCTCACTCGCATAACAGAACGCACTCCCCCACTGCTCCACCGCTGCCAGCACCACCTCACGATCTCCACGTAATTCCTCACTCGCATACCGCAACGCACGCCCATACTGCTTCACCGCTGCCATGACTATATCACGATCATTCTGCAATGCCTCACTTGCATAATCCAACGCAAGACCATTCTGCTTCACCGCTGCCATCACTTCTGCTTTTGTGCTATTTTTATTAATCATTATCGAACTCACCCCTCAATTCCTCACTCGCATACTCCAACGCACCCCGAAACTTCATCACCGCTGCCCTGACTATTTCACGATCAGCACGTAATTCCTCACTCGCATACCGCAACGCACTCCCCCACTGCTCCACCGCTGCCATGACTATATCACGATCATTCTGCAATTCTTCACTTGCATAATCCAACGCAAGACCATTCTGCTTCACCGCTGCCATCACGACATCCCGATCACCCTTCAATTCCTCACTCGCATGCAGCAAATTAAGCCCATACTGCTTCACAGCTTCTAACATTTCTTCCTTTTTTGTCTCCGCACTATTTTCAGCATCTAAATTCACCTGAGTCAAATCCCCACGCCCCAAAGTTTGAATCGAATTGGCCGGCACGCCCAGCCCAGAATAATAAACTTCATCTATTTGCCTGATACGTTCCTGACACACATGAATAATCTTTTCATAATCCAGTCGTCGCTCACCCGGTTTGTTGCGTAATACACGTTTAACAATATCAGCGTCCCATGGGTTTAAATTGTACTCAAGCCAAATGTCCCATGGCTGTATTTTATATTTTGAATAGTCCGAGGCTCCGACGTTATGTGATCGGATATCGTCACTCATCACAACGCTCCCACTGTTTCAAAGAATAAAAAGAATATAAATGTGAACGCATAGTACCATACAACTAACGCAACCGCCGCCAGTATTGTTCGTATTAGAACGTTGTAGCATACTCCGCCTAAGGTCTTATCGTTGTCGTCTAAGTTTGGGCCGCGACAAACAAACCACATGGCCCCTATCAGCGAGCCCCAATACGCTATTGTAAATATAACTCTTTGAAAATATGTTAATATGTCAATCATTTTTTACCTCCAATTTTCACAAACCCATTATCACTGCGTTTATACTGCAACTTCAACAACGCACGCTCAAGACGCTTTTGTTCCTTAATGCTTAAGTGGATTATATCTCGACCTAAACCATCCCATACATCACTCAACTGGAAACCGTCTCTCACGCCTTTATTTAACCACTCTTGAATAACCCTTTCAAGCTCGTCCACTTCAATTCGGCTAGTTTGAGCTTTCTTGGCTTGCTCAATAGCTTCTGCCGATTGCAACACCAACCCATTCTTTAACCCAGCGTACCGCTTTTTGTAAACAACCAAGGCCTCCGCATACAACTGTGGTAAATCGTTGGTAAGCGTTGGCACGTCAATGTCGTACACCTCAACCGGCCATATCCGGCGGTTACCTGTGACGCTATTCAAAAATTGGTTCTCGTTTGTTGTGCCCATAAACACACACTGGCGCGGAACGTCCTCGGTCAACTTCGCATACGCCAATCGCGCTCGGTCAACCTCCCGAGATATAAACGCCTTAACACTCGCAACCGTATTCGACCGGCTCATAAAAGCATTAAGCTCCGAGTCCTCCACGATCAGCTTCCCTTTGATCTGCTGGATAGCATCGCCAGTCTTGTTAATATCGCCCAGCGAATCCGTGAACCAACTATTAAACACCGACAAGGCCTTAATCGCTGTTGACTTCCCTTGCTCCTCCGGGCCAACCAACACAACCATGTGATCGTACTTGCAGCCCGGCTCATAAATGCGTTTAACAATCGCACACATCAACACCTCGCCAACCTCCCGATTAAACGCAGTATCATCAGCGTTGCAGTAGTTTGGGAACAACCCACGTACCCGCTCGACACCGTCCCACTCCGGCAACTCACTAAACCACTTCTTGACCGGGTGAAAACTTTTCTCAAACCCAACAGTCCGAGCCGCTTGGTAGATCTGGTTAACCAACGGGTCAAACTCCATGTCGTTAAACAACGTCTTGATAGACAACAGATC